TAAAGACTTCTCCAAGCACGGGAAGAACGACTGCATCGTCTTCATTGACCACGCGGATCCGTCCAGTCTGGGCATACGATGAATTTTCATCTGTACAGATGTCGTTCTCAGATCCTTTCCCATTATGAGATGTCTCGGTGATGAATGCAGAAAAATAAACGACAGTGAGAACAAGATGACACAAAACTTCAATCTTAAGAAGTTCAATATGGACATGATCAAAGAACGGTGTGGAATGGACTCGCGGAAAAGTCCTATGATCGTGATCATCGGAAAGAAGGACACGGGCAAGTCCTTCTTAGCACGTGACCTGCTCTTCAATGTTCAGGACTCCTTTCCGGCGGGGATGGTGATTTCACCCACAGAGGCTGTGAACGAGTATTTCCAATCGTTTGTCCCCTCCAAGCTGATCCATGATAAATATGAGCCTACCAAAGTACAGGCATTTATCAAGCGCCAGTTTCAAGCAAAGCAACGGTTCCTGAAGTCCAAAGCCTCCGGACAACCGTTTGATCCCCGGGCGTTCTTGATTCTCGACGACTGCCTGTACGCAGCCAAGGAGTGGATCAACGAAGAGTCGACTCGGTTTGTTTTCATGAACGGTCGGCACCTTGATATGCTGACCATCATCACCATGCAGTACCCACTCGGTATTACACCGAATCTGCGTACCAACGTGGACTTTGTCTTCATTCTGCGCGAGAATATCCTGGGGAATCGTCGTAGAATTTACGAGAATTACGCAGGTATGTTTCCGACGTTTGAAATGTTCTGTGATTTCATGGACCAGTGCACAGAAAACTACGAAGGACTGGTCATCTGTAACAACGTACCCTCCAACAAGCTTGACGACCAGGTCTTTTGGTACAAGGCGTCAGAGCATCCGCCGTTCAGACTTTGCGACTCTTCCTTGTGGAACGATAACCGCCCTTTCCAATCCGCAATGCTCGCCGCCGACGAGTATAACTCGACTTCAATGAGGAAGAAGAACGCCCCGCCTTCCGTTTGGGTAAAGAAGACCGGCGGCGAATAGATCCTCCGCTATCCTCCTCTTGGTCGCTGTAGATGTATTCCTGATCGTCGTTTACCGATGGCGCAGGCGCAGGCGGCGGAGACGGTGGAGGGGGCGGCAGGGGTGGAGGGTCAAGCCACCGATTAAGTTCATCGATTGTTCTAAATCCAATCACATCCGTAATAACTCTCTTATTTGTGTCGGGTTGTATACCACCTGTAGTATACACAAATAGTCTGTTCGAAGGATTTGACAAGATCGCATAGTTATGCGGACTCGTAACGCTTTTACCTGAACCAAAGTCTACATTGTGCCCCCTCGTCACTTGACCCATATCTGGGTCAATAAACGCATGATTGGTCCTGTCGAATGTAGTGCCGCTATCTGCAAGACTGATCGGGTTTCCAGGGGTCGCCGGAAGATAGTTAAACACAACGATGTGATTGGGACTGAGCGCAAGAGCATCGGTAACACTGAGGTCATCCAGATCCACAAAATCACGAACGAGCTCTTTTCCAGTTATAACGCGGAGACGCCCGCCTTTTACCGATCGACGTGCAGATCGTACCATGCTTATTATTGTGCACCTTTTAATCGCGGTGCGCACCCTCACTGGGGTGCACCGGTGCCGCGGCATCCTCCAGCGACTTCTCGGCCGCATTTGCCTTGCGACGACGCTCGTTCTCCTCCTTCTGCGCCTTGATCGACTCCTCGCGCTGCTCCGCGAAGAAGAGCTCCTTGTTGGACTCGTTCTCCTTGTACTTGCGCATCAGCTCGTTCAGTTCCTTCTCGGCATACTCCACCTCAGGCATCAGGTGTTCCGAGGGGTCCCACGGCAGCCACGCACCCACCTTCCCAATGTACAGGTTGTCCTTCGGGTAGCGACGCTGAAGAACCTTGGCAAACATCTGCGTCTCCTCCACCGTAGCAAACGAGCGACGGACCTTGACACCGCGGATGTTCGTGCGGAAGTCAACCGTGTTGTCGTACGTCTCTTGGAGCTCCTTCTCATTCTTCAGGAGGAAGATCTGGTACTGCTCGTGGATATCCGTCTTCTTGACCTCCTCCTTGCGAACATTCACAAAGTCAGATGCATCTTTTAGCAGATCATCAATCTTGACCGAGTACTTCTTAGACAGGAATGCCATGAAGTTCTCAAGTCCCTTGACCTTCCACTCATAGTCCATCCACGACACGAACTTCTCAAACATAAACTCCTCCTTCTGCTTAATCACCTTCTCGGGGCTGATAAAGGACACCACGCAGTACTTCTGGGTCGGGATCTCCGGGTCCTCGTCGAGGTAGTCGATCGGTCCATCCTCATCGCGCTTAGGGAGTTCAGTGCGAGGCATTTACTCTTTTCATCGGTTCCTTTGAAAGTCCTTTCTCCGCAAGAACATAAATGTACGACATCTTTACGACCGCGTACCTCTTCTTTCTGCTGTGCCCTGGTGTCCTCCTGTCCCTTGGACCGACCACGATGATGGCGGCGGCCATCCACGCGGTTGTGTTCTTTGTGATCCTGCAATACCTGTCCCTGTATGTTCCTTGGTGGGTGGTGTGGGCTGTTGGTGTGCCGCTTGTAACGTACAAGGTGTATTCGGGTGGCATGTAAAAAATCTTCGGACTATAGAACCAAACAAATGGATTCTAAGCCGAAGCCCACCCCCTCTGCCGGTGTTGATATGGCCGACCTTGTAACTCGCCTTGTGAAGTACCTCCTCGAGGGTCTCGCGGTGGCCATTGCCGCCTTCGTCCTGCCTGGCAAGACGCTCAAAGTTTCCGAGGTTGGAATGATCGCCCTCGTCGCCACTGCCACGTTCGCCATCCTGGACATCTATGCCCCTAGCGTAGGTGCTTCGGCTCGTACCGGTGCCGGATTCGGAATCGGTGCCAACCTGGTCGGATTTCCTCGGGTCTAAATAATGGAGTTGCCAGAACAAGACGAAGCTGATTTATTTGCATATGTACTAGCTGACTATTCGGACACAAAGTGCCCGCGTGCGTGTATGGATCGCATCCCAGACATCATCAAACGCGCAAACCAAAGACTTTCTGGTGTTACCGTATATCGCGGTCACACCAAATTTAAGAAGACAATTGAATTTACAGTAGGACGAAAAAACTTTATGTCTACATCGCTTGCGCGTAGATCAGCCGTCAACTTCACGGATTTTGTCGGACAAAGCAACTTTTCTCAGGTAGAACCGTTGATTGAATGTTGTTTGTTCACGATTCATTTGGACGATGCGCTAGCGATTGATCTTTCTAAGGTATCGTTTGACCGCGCTTTTGCAAGAAGATTAGATCATCTTATTGCGGTTAACCCAGATCCGTTGCCCACCGACCGGGTTGAACGATTCAAACACCACCTTCGCAACGAAGCAGAGGTGATTGTGCTTGGGGGCGGGACGTTCTATCAAGATGCTGAAAAGAAAACACCTGGCTTTTTATTACTGCCGGTTCCGGAAGATCAGGTGGCGCGGAGGAAGGCGGCGATTGAGAAGGGGCGTATGTTCGACGATAAAGGAAATTCTGGATTGTATGAAACGTGGTATACGACCCCTGCTGCTGCAGGTAGACGTACTCGCCGGAGACGGCGCCACACAACAAAAAATAAATAGATACGAGCTGTGGGGATCGAACCCACGCGGCTTTCGCCAACAGATCTTAAGACTGTCTCCTTAACCACTCGGACAAGCTCGTTATGTGACCCTCAACCCAGCAACTAGGTGTGACGCCAACGTTGTGGTCAGCAACGTTCCGTAATTGTTTTGTGTGAGCTGCATTGTACCCAGAGCGAGAACGCAAACCGGACTTGATGTAGAGACGAGAGTGTAGACGATTTCTCCGAGTGTATGAGGGACACAGAATGTGTCGTAGACCCTTGATGCCGCAAAATGAACCACATAGTTGCCCACGACTGCCAGGATACCCTTGGTGACGATTGCTGCGACCCCTTCCATTTACCACTTACCTGCCACTTAGAATGTAATGGAAACAACTTCCATTTTCTTAGTACGCCACAATGGTCGTTGGATCAAGATTCAGCCCCGTCCATTTGAACCCGAGAGAATGACAACGGACATTGCATGGATGCAGATCAAGGAGAAAATAAGCCCAGAAGAAGCCTATCTGCGCTGGTTTGAGTTGCAACGTAGAATTTCTCGTGTTCTCAAGTAATGAATACAATCTTGGTCGTTCTTGCACTTACTCTCATCGTGTATCTTGTGTGGAGACTGTGGAAGCCCTACCTGAAGTCAGCACCTAAGCGCGAAGTCCAAAAGGACAAGGCAAACCTCTACTTTTTCCATACAGACTGGTGTGGACACTGTATCAAGGCAATGCCCGAGTGGGAGAAGCTCGAAGCGGGTCCTCGTACATTTGGAACAACCGAGGTGTCGTTTGTTCGCGTCAATGCAGAGAAGGATCGCGAAACATCCGACCTGTATCAAATTGATTCCTACCCGACCATCAAGCTTGAGACATCTACGGGACTCTACACATACGACAAGACCCCAACTGCCGCCGGATTAACTGATTATCTCAGGCAGACGTTTGGCAATGAATCGTGAGACATTCGCATACCCATATTCAAACAACTCTTTCTTATCGTCGTCTGTCAGCTGTTGAAGGATTGAAATCCGATCATTCTTGAACCATACAACATTATCTGGTTGGGACTCTGTTCTGACCGCCTCATACAATGTTGCAGCATAGTCTGTGATCGACATTGTTTGGAGTCGCTCAGGCGTTATATTGAACTCGGCGCGACTGATGTGAAACACCAAACACTCGGGAGGAACCACCTTGTGAATGTTATGTGCATAGACGCCGCCGTCCACATATACATTGTTGAAAATAACAGGCGGATGAAACACGAAAGGAAGACAACACGATGCCTTTAGTCCGGCAAGGACGGGTACATTTCCAGTCAGAAAAATAGACTTCCGAGTTGTCAAATTTGAAGCAAGAATATATAACTTCTGTGGCGCATCACCAATGACGGCATTTCGTAGATCGACACCTTGTTCATCAAATGCCGACAAGACAGCCTTTTCAAATGCATCCATCGGAAACAGTGCCTTTTGCGTGGTGAATGACGTAATAGACGTCAGATTAATCGACGGAATCACGGATGACAGATTGAACCCCGTCTCAAACATTAGGCGGATCCCCGCGATTGGAATCTTGTATGCAACTGCAGTTGCGAGAACGGCGCCGGCAGAACAGCCATAGATCCCGTCTGGAAATACAAGAGGTTGTGTTTTTTCGAGTGCAGCCAATCCTCCAACCATCATTCCACCTCGTACTCCACCACCTCCGAGGGCAATTGCTCGAAACATTCTTACAATGAGTATGTAAGGATGCTGAAAGCCCGTGATGTATGGGACGAACAAGAAGATCGCCGTGAAAAACGCATGCGCGCCATGAGACCCGTGTTGAGTCAGCTCTACGGTCAAATCCGCAAACAAGCCACGCATTCACCCAATGCACCGTATATCGTCTTTGAAATTCCCGCCTACGTCTTTGGATATCCGCTGTTCCAAATGACCGAAGCCCGTGAATACATCATGAACGTGTTGTCCCAAGGCGGGTACATGGTGTGGGTGATTGACGAAAAATATTTGCTGATTTCCTGGCTTAAGACGGCGGGTAGCAAGATAAACCAGCACCGTCCACCGCTCCTCACAAACTATCGTCCCCAAGTGTACGATCCGTCAACTCTTGGAGCAATGCGTTGATCTCTGTTTGAACTCCGAGATCGAAGATCAAAAAGGAAAAATACGCCAGTCGGGAATCGAACCCGAGTCACACCGATGGCAACGGTGCATTCTACCACTGAACTACTGGTGTGAAGGATACTAGGCTGTCAAAAGGTAGATCCATTTTAGACGCCCTCAAGCCCGCCGGCTTATCTTTCTACGGAGTTTATTCTTTAACTTGTTTACCGCACGGCGTGTTCTTTTGCGACGAGCCCCAACATATGGTAGGCCTCCGTTGTGATACTGTGCTCCTACCTTTCCTGTCAGGGTAAACTGCTTAATATCTTCCCAGTTCTCAATTTTATTGCTATCCTTTGCCGCGACTCGGTGTGCCAAGGTGATGTGCGGTATTGCGTTGCTTGATCTGTAGCCATCAACCTTCAACGCCCATGCATCATTGCTCTTACCAATCTGTGTAACAGTGAGAGTCACCTCCGTGCCAGTATCTTTTGGCAATTCGGTATCTTTTTTCCCAACGTCAATTGTCATGTGGTCACCACTCCACGTCCAGCCATCCGGGAGTTGATCATCATATTTGTCGTGAAGTATTTTCTTAGACGCGGCATCTAAGAAAACTCCAGTATAGGCGATCTTGGACATCTATGTTGATATACAGAAAAAAAAGGTTACATCTGCCGGGAATCGAACCCAAGTCACACCGGTGGTAACGGTGCATTCTACCACTGAACTACAGATGTTGTGATTGTGCCTGCCAGGACTTTAACCCGGATCGCGTTTCCCGTACAGGAGACGAATCTAATTGAATTTACAGGCACGCCCATCTTCTACTTGAGTGAGAAAAAGACGATCCATTTTGGACGGCACTACGCTCGCCGACTCATTCTTTTGCGAGACTTCTTTGGATGTTTTTTGAACGCACGGCGACGTCTTGTTCTCCTGCCGGCGTTTACTGTGTCACCTAGTTGCATACGCCTATTTCCAATATCAACATATCGAGCAACCTCTGCAACGGCTGTAGCCGGAACATCATATGGTCTTGCAGTCTTGATAATTATACCATCTATGGGCTCAACTTTCATATCGTAGATTGTCGGTTTGACCCTCGGATCAGGATTATTACTTACATATTGATAGAGACCAACCTGCATACCAGGGGTCCCTATATGAGATTTTAAATCGTGGATAAGAGCGTTAAGGAGGCGAACGTAGTTTGCATGAATAGTCTCTTCGGGTCTCATGCGGCTATGTTCATTGGTCGTTCTGCGCTTTCGCATACAGTCTATTGCCTGGGCGAGCGCTGAGGCCCAGTCATTTTTTTCTAGATAACCTGAAAGTACTGTTGCAAGGGTTTCAAAGTTGACTTCACAAATACCTCGTTTATGATAAACATTTTCTAGAAGGATAATTTGATTTAGCGCGTCAGATTTTGCCATGGCCTCGGTTGTAATCTTTGGATTTTTACCATCAGCATCTACACTACCTCTATAAACTAGATTCTTGTGCCCTGCGGGTAATTTACTAAGTACTTTATCTAGTCGGTCTTCAACCGCGTCGCTAATCAGTTTGGTTGTTCCGGCTAGAGCAAGCATGAGATCAGCATTGTCCGGGCGTTGTAAGAACGAGCCTGCAAGTGCCATTACTACCTGACTTGACAAAAAATATTCACATCTATGTAATGGTGCTTATTCACGTAGTTGATGCCAATAGGTCACCTCTTACCGTTCAAACGGG